TGTTGTTCCACCTCTTTTATACTTGGTTCTCCATTGCAAACCTCTAGCGGCTTCTTCTGCCATTGGGTTATTTGGAATATGCTCTACTGTTTCTTCTTTGATTAACTGCAGTATGGCTTTATCGGTTTCTTCGTCATCATAATCTGCAAGATCATCTTCATTTATTGGGTTTATTGGTTTGTCTACTGGCTCATCTCCTAGTGGGAACAAATTTGCAGATACATAAAGATCATCTCCGCCATCAACTGGTTCTAAGCCTAGTTCTTGCCTAGCTTCATTCCTAGTCATAATGCCCTCTCTAACAGCAGAAGTAACATTCTCATATGTTCTTTTAACTCTTTCTGATAGTGCGGGTATAGAATCAATATCAAATTCTAAGGTAAGCCTGTCATCAAACAATGGAACTAACCACTCATTAAGGTCAGATGCTATTTTTCTAAGGTGCGGGATAATTGTTTCTTCATAAAGAGCAAGCCTTGCTTCTGCTACATTGCTATAAGTTTGACTGTCGGGTACGCCTACTAGCTGTGAGGGTACGCCAAAACATAAGGCTATATCTGTTGCGCTCATGTGTTTGAGGTTTAAGAAATCCATGTCCTTTGGACTTAAACCCATTTCTTTCCAATCAAAGTCACCCTCTAATAGCATAGGTCTGCCTGCATTATTAGCGCCAGTAAACCTATTATTCATGTCAGTGATAAGTTGCTGTCTTTGTGATTCACTAAGATTAACTGCAAAGCCTGCGTCATCTTGCGGTTTAAATATAACTGCACCACTGGGTCTAGCGCCGTTTTGCAAAAGGTTAACATTGTGCTTGCTTGACATATTAAATTGATCTACCTCAACAGCAGCAGCACTCATGGGACTTAAACCGTAATAATCATCTAATGGGTTCCATAGCTTTATATGTTTAAGTTCACTGAAACCATTTTCTTTATCTATCAGATAGGTTTGGCTTACCCTGCCATTAACGATATATTCATATTTCTCAGGTATAGGCTTTCCACTGCCTTTGATGTTTATGCGGTCAGGTCTAAGTTGATGTAGTTCTTTGGGCGCACCCATATCAGAGCCAGTCTTTAATATATAAGCATTGCCACTTAGTAACACATAACCAAACAGACTGTTAAAAAACTCACTGTAAGATTGCAATGGGTTCGGTCTTTCTAATAAATCTATTAATGGGTGTTCTTCTATTATTTGATCACCTGCTTTAATAACAAAAGGAACAGCGCTTGCGCCTTTGCTTATCTCATTAACACATCTATAGACAATAGCGTTTTTGAGGTAACCCTCTTTTGCTAGGTCTGCATATTTGTAATTCTTGGCTTCTTCAGTTCCTACACCGAAGTAACCCATCATGTTTGAATTTTTTTGTTCAATGGGTTGCCTGTTAAACAATCTTTGTAAAAATGTTTGTTCTGCCATTAGCTTATTCTCCAATTTACTTCACCTTTTGATTTGCTTAGTTCGGTAATACCCCAAACTAACGCATCAAGCCTATCAGGACTTGGTTTGGGTCTATCTCCTGTATAAGTACACATCTGTGATTCTAGTTCAGGAAATACGCCCATGTGGTGAACTCGCCTTTGCTCGTATAAAGCTGCAATGGGTTCGGCTCTTACCATCTTACCCCTTGTAGCATGAACAGACCTGTAAGAAACATTTGCATCAATAGTTCTCATTAATCTTTCCACCAAATCGCCGCCATTATTTACTTCAGCTACTATTCTGTCCGCTTGCCATTCATAAAAAGCGTTTATAGCTATCTTACCCCATTTATCAGGAGAATATCTACCCGATAAATCTTCTAAAACATAAAATTGATTATTAGCATCTTTGCCTACAACCATGATACCTGTTTCATCTGCATCTTCTCCACTGGTAACTGCGGGGTCTATAGCTACCAGTATTTGCGTTAATTCTCTTTCTTCATCAACTTTAAGTCTTGCTTCATCTATAAGAGCCATTTTCCATAAAGCACCTTCCATGCCATCAATAATTTCTGCATATAGTTCTTGCCTACCAAGCGTAGTTCCCTCATACCTTTCTTTAAGCATGGCTAGCGCAGATGGTGCTAGGTTAGCCTCATTCTCAAATGTGCTACCTGTGGTTACTATGGTGTCATCTCTGCCTATTAAAGTGGTTATAGCGGGTGTTGGTTTGGGTGTAGTGGTGATAACGCATTGTGGGTTATCTCCAAGCCTTAGACCAAACATTAACTGGTCAAATGTTTCAGGATAACGCCATGCTGCCAACTCATCACACCATGCTCTATGAAACTGTGGACCCCTCAATCTATCAGGCTCTATAGCGGGAAAGCCAAGTATTTTAGAGCCATTGCTTAATCTAATTTCTGCTGTATTTTCTGAGTATGCTTTTCTACCCCTGTTAACTTCATAACAATCTTCAGGTATTACACTTCTTAACCCACTGTTACCACCGAAACAAACTTTTTTTAAATCGCCGTGAGTAGGTGCAATTACTGCACAAATAGAATTAGGATTTAATAAAGCGTAAAGAGCAATGTCCTGTGCGCCAGTTCTTGTTTTTCCCCAACCACGACCCGCAAGAATAAGCCATATGTGGTAATCAGCTTTGGGTGATACTTGTTTAGGTCTAGCGGTATTTAGCCAATCAGTGTATAGCTGTAGTATCTTTTGCTCTGACTTCGTCGGCAACTTGGTCCAACAATCTAATAGCTTCTCTGAACGCTTCTGTGTCATTTGCATTTTCATTTATATTCATATTCTCCGTTGCTTCTCCTAATGCTAACTTGGCAACTTTTTGTGCGCCTTGTGCTGCATTAGAAAATGCTACTAAGTCCTGTGGTTTTACATCTTTGTCAGGTGCTATATTTTGTGTAATACATTTACCAATTAATCCCATGATGCTTTTAGCAAGACGCAAAGAAGTTTTATCAATAGATATGCTTTCTTCTACTAATTCTTTCTGTCTGCGTATATCTAATTCTAGTAAGTATTGGTCTTGGAATTTTTTTTGTTTGTCTTTCCATTCTTCTTTTTTTGCGTGTTTATAAAGAGTGGGTTTTGAAACATTATAATCAGATGCTAACTGGTCAATAGTAAATAGCTTTCTACCACCGCTATTATCCTCTATACCTTGAACAAACTTGTTCCGCATTTCTTCTAAAAGCGTTGGTGTTATTTTTATTTGTTTAATTTTTTTAACCATTTTTTATCAGATATTATCCGTATCTTACATCAGCTATATTTTAATTGGTACAAAATGTATTACTTTTTTTAATATAAATGTTTACTTTTATAAACAAAACAGGTTATAATCATACTATAAGTTAAACAAATACATTGATAGGAGATAATATGATGAACTTACCCACCCTAACCAACAGACAGTTTGGTGTAGAAATAGAATTTATTGGAGTTAATCCGCAGGTAGTAGCTGATGCTATTAACCGTGCAGGTATAGAAGCTGCCTTTGAGGGCTACCACCACAGCACTAGACCTTACTGGAAGCTAGTGACTGATGGCAGCTTAAGTCAAGGCTACGGAAGTGCAGGCGAGATAGTTAGTCCAATACTTAAAGGAGAAGATGGTGCTAGACAACTAGAGAAAGTTCTTGATGCAATTGATGCCGTAGATGGTATTAGAGTTGACAGAAGTTGTGGAGTGCATGTTCACTTAGATGTTAATGATCTAACTGTTGCGCAGATTCAAAACACTTACAGCAGATACAGTGATTACGAAAGCCAAATAGATTTGATTATGCCTATGAGCAGACGAGGTAATTCAAGCAGATGGTGTGCTAGTGTTAAGAGTCAAAAATCAACTGTCACAAGAAAGACAAGAAAGTCCAAAAGTCAACTTGCTAACACTACTGGTAGATACTACAAGGTCAACCTACAGAGTCTTACAAGATACGGCACAATGGAGTTTAGACAACATAGCGGTACTCTTAATTTTACTAAGGTAATTAATTGGGTTAGCTTTTTGATGGCTTTTGTTGACACTGGTGCTAGCCTTACACAAGCTACAAGAACTAGACCAAGCAGCAATAGAGCATTCCACTTAATCAGAAATGCCGCAGCTAATCTTGGGTTAGACATGGAATGGTCTAGAGGTTATAGAGTTTGGGAGATTAGTGGCGAGGTTGATGGGCAAAGATATTATTCAACTTTACACAATAGCCAACTAAACGATTGTTATGACGGCGCAAGAGAAACTAATCTTAATGCAGCAAAACTGTACTGCTTATTTAGAGATGTTGATTTGCCAGTAGATACAAGTGGAACAATTATTGACACAAGCAACCCAACCGTAGAAGTTGTAGAGCAAACAGCTACAACTGATGCAGGGTGGTTAACTGGTGTTGATGAAACGGTGCAAAGATACTTTGCAGAAAGACAAAGCGAACTTAACTAAAAGGAGTAATGATGAAATATTTAGATTATTTATATGGTGCTTACGGTAGCAACCTCAACTTAAACCAAATGATTCGCAGATGCCCTAATGCAAGACCTGTAGGTAGCGTTGTTGTAAACGGTATGCAGCTTGCATTTAAAGGTGTAGCAGATGTTATACATAAAAAAGATGCACAAGTTGCGCTAGGTTTATGGAAGATTACAGAATCTTGCGAAGCACAGCTTGATATTTACGAGGGTTATCCAAGACTATACGGTAAAGAGTTTATTGGTGTAAAAGGTTTGAAAGATAGCTTTGGTACTAAAGATGTAATGATTTATACAATGAACAGTACAGAGATTTACCCACCTGCATCAAGCTACTTGCAAAGCATAGTGCAAGGCTACAAAGACTTTGGCTTAGATACAGACCCACTGTATTACGCTGTTAAGGATTCTTACGCTAGGGAATCTTTATAAAAGGCGCAGTTAAAGCGTAATTAACCAAGATTGGAACAACCTGCTCAAAAGGCAGGATTGTTTCATGGTCTAAAGATACGCTTATGTACCAATAATTATTTTCATCATGATAGGTAACTTGATGTGGTGAATGTACATCTAGGACATATACAGTTCCCCTTTTTATTTTGGTTTCAACTTTGTCGTGACCTCTGAGGCCATATCTGTCTGCTTTAAGAACAAAATGATGTGAGTATCTTTGGTATAAAGGGTCGGTATGTAATGGTGTACCTCTTTTTATGCGCATCCAGTGAGGGTCAAGGTCTGCATGTTCCCCTTTAGTTCTACCCCAAGTTCTTAATGACTGTTTGCTCTTTACTGGGAATAAGTTTTCAAGCATTTCATTGCTAGGGTTTATGTACATATCAGATAACTCTAGTTCTGTGGCAGCAACAACTGGATTGCTTATTTGAAAGTCTTTTAGAGGTACATCAAATTTTTGGTCTGCCATTATTCTATAGGTTTAAAATCATCTACATCTAGATACTTCATTCTAACAACATAATCCTCAATAATTGGAAACATTTTGTAATCGGGTTCAACAAATGTTTTTGAATTTCTGAACTTTGACCTTTTGCGATCAACCACAGAATACACTTGTGCATGCTCTACCAATGACGGGCAATGTAAAAAATACTTTATTTTATTAGCCTTAAAATAATCACGCATCAATAAATCATCTGCAGTAGGGTTTTCTTCAATGCCTTTCCATGACAAGCCAAACTCATATATTTCATTTGGCATACCCTCGGGCAAGTAATGGCATAAGTTACCAATCCAATTACCCCCATTTTCCCAACGACTACCTACTTCAATATCTGCTTTACGCATACTGAAAAATTGAATTACATCATTTGGATATTTGTTAATTACGCTATGAACCTTTTCTAAAAAGTTTTTTGTGAGTATGACATCATCTTGAAATCTTAGTGATGCGTTGTTTGGGTGTTCACCCCATGCTCGCATAAAAGTTTCCATTGGGTTTTTGTGTTTGTCCCAAACCACCTGCAATTCGGGTATATGGTATTTTAGATAATTAACGAAAGGCTCTCTTTCCTTTACAGCAGTAACAATATAGTCCATACCTAAACCATTAACCCC